TAATCTTTAAAATGACCCTGTCCACGATATATTTTTTTCTTCTTTGTATTGGGGATCCATCGATCTTCAAATCTTTTATAAATTGTATCAAGTTTTATAGTATATGGCTCCAAAATAGACACACTGGCGTGCCATAGATCGCCACTTTTTTTTAATGGTAATTTTCGGAAAGATTTAATCCCTCGCAATGCTCTACCTAACGGAAATTTCGCTGGCAATAAATAATATTCTCTACCTAACATTTCCACTAAAGAAAGATGGGAAATTATCCCATCCAGGTGCAACCAGGGATGATTTAAGGCGATGGGAGCCGCCATCTTAAAAACAATTCGAAACGGCTCGAAATATCCGGGACGCGGTAATCTGCTCTCTTCCAAGAGACGCACGAAATATCGAACCTCTTTTTCAAGTGTAGGATTCATACATTTCCCTCCAGATATTCCAGTAATTCCAATATCTGGTCTTTGGAATTTTCCATAAATTGAAGGTAAAGACTATCATCCGGAAGTTGGGGCTGATACTGAAAGGTAACCTCCCCATCACCAGTACTGGATTTCCCACCCAGAAAAGGAGATTGTTGGAATAATTTCATCATATGCCCAAATGTGGAAAGCTCCAAGTCATTGGGGTGTTCTAAACTGAACCAGTGATAAAATAATGTTCCGGGAATAAAGACTTCGTAATCTACCTTCATTTGAATTGCCTGTTCATCTTCTTCCTTTTCTCCCTGTAGATCATCTCTGCGGGTGAAAAAAGAAGTATCTGTAAAAGTTCTAATTGATTTTTGCGCTTGAGGTGCAGAGTGGAATTTTTCAGGGATAAATTGAAGTGTTTCCAGACATATCGGGAAGGCATGGCCGTTTTTAAGAATACCTGGTACCATCTGATTTTTTACGGCTGTCCCAAAAATTGCCAGCGGTGGGATCAAGCTCCTTATTTTTCTTCGAATTTCCAGATCGATTATTCCGGAATCTTTTTCACCTCCCTCCAATTTACCGCCACCAAAAAACAGATGATACACTTTAAGATTTTCTACTTCCTTTAAAGGTTTATCCAGAAGTTGAAAAAAATCATACATCGTCAATCGCCTTAACTTTCCACGAATTGAATTACCGGAAACGTGATAGATTTTCTGATATTCTCCTTTCGCGGAATTAAATATTGTGATAGATCTCAAAACAGGAGTAGACCCGGTTTTTTCATCTCCGCCATGAAAAATGGGACTGATTGCCAACATAGTCCCTTCAAATTTCTTAATCATCATCTTCTCCTTTTTTTTGTTTTCTAATTTCCTTTGCGCGTGAAATTGCCATTACGCAAAGCGGAATGTGTTCATCATACAATTGATTTAAAATTTTTTCTTCATCCGGACGAAGTGATCGAATTATTGGTAATGTTTCTTCTGGTAAACTCTGTAAACCGAAATAATTACAGAGTTTACTGACAAACTGAAACAAATTTTCCCTGCGGCTGGCCGCTCTTACACGGTGATTAAAAATATCGTGCGCATTGTGTCGAGTTCGCATTTTTGACCATGGGACTCGATTATAGATTATAGCTAATAGCTCAATTATTTTTTCTTCATGGCTCAACATAAAGCATTACCTCCCAGGCTGGATCGCCTTTTCTTTTAATTGCTTGCTCAATTGCCCAGTAATCACCATTTTGTATTAATTTTTGCGTCCAGTACATTCCAAAATCGGTGGTGGCAATTATTTTTTTAGGAATATTATAATCTTCTCTCAACTTATTCAGAGTTAAATGCATTTTGTGTATTTCTTCCAGTAACATCCAAATCGGCTGATCAATCCAGTCCACACTTACAAAAAAACGGCGTTTACTATGATTTAATAATCGTAAAGCAGACAACCATCCCTGCCGCTGACCACCTTTCGTCACATAAATAAAAAATGGTGGAGTGGGTGGATTCAATATAAATGGCAGAACATCTGCCTTTTTCATGAACTGAAAACCCTCCTTAGTAGCTACCCAACATCGTTTACGTAGGGTTTGATCAGAAAAGAAATTTGCGCAGTGCGGGCAGAAGCATTCACCGGAATAGAAATAGCCCCATCCGGAAAAATTTTCTGAAACAGATATTTGTAACCCCCTTTCCGTCTCAACACCACAAACCACACAGCGCCCTTTAATCTCTCCAAATTTTTCTGGTTTGATGAGTTTGGTTATCATTTCCCTAACCGCTTATCAATTTTTTTCATGATGTCATTCAGATTCTTTAGATATTCCAGTGCTTCTCCAAAGCCCATAACTAAAAAACTGATTAAAGCCCATAGAAACCATGCCAAAAATGTGTAGGTTTCATTTGTAACTGTGACCATGATAGAAAAACCAACAAAAGATAATAAAAACAATATAAAGCCTGCTGTGATTATAATTTTTGAGAAATTCATTTTACACCCCCAGAGTTTTGTGGTTTAAGGTTTAATCAAAATGATTAAAAGAAATTCCTCTCTCTTCCATTATATTATATAGATATTGTCTGATTCCTTCTAACGCTTCATTGGCGGATTTAAATTGGTGCCCATATTTCAGCAGGGAGCGGAGATGTTGGTCGAGATCCCATAGTGCCAGCGCCCAGTCCATTGACATCGCCGCCACACGGAAGTTACTCTCCTCTTCCGGAAGTTTATATTTAAGAATTGCTGTCGCCATAGATCACCGCCTGTATCGATTTCTCTGAAAGATAATATTTTTCTGACAAAAATTGAATAGCTTTCATAGATCCCATTGTTTTTTTCAGTAAATTAAATTCCCGGCGGATAGCACGGTTGCGGTAGATCAGCTCTAAATTGCGGATCACCTTCTCCGCTTCTTCCTCCGTCAACAGCCGCCGCAACTGCCGTTTAAGCACCTCAAAATCCCTGTTCATAATACTTCCTTTTTTATTTATCTCTCGCAAAGACGCAAAGGCGCAAAGATTTTTTACTTTTTACTTTTTACTTCTAACTTCTCCGCGCTCTCTGCGTCCTCTGTGGTTAACTTCCGTCTATTAACCCACTCCAGCATCCTCCGTAAAGCCACAATTAACTTACTGGCATTGCGGGCATCCAGGGTGCGGTAGTCCCGGCGCCCGGTGATGCGCAGGCAGAAGCCTTCCAGTCGCTCCGGGGAATCCTCCCAGCCCAGCGCCTCCTCCAATTCCTGTATCTTCTTCTGCTGTTGGTATGTAATCCCGCCCCGGTTGCGGTGATAAACCTCGTCTTCCAATATCTTCACACATTTGCGCAGCTCTGGGATGCCCAGCGCCCGGAAGCTCTCCACATTCAGCGCTTCGTGGAGCGTCTCATAGTCCATATTCAGCTTCCGGGCATTTGCCCACAAGCGCCGCATCAACTTGTTTCGATATTCTTTCCTGTTCATGGTCATTAATTGTCTTTATAGTCATTGGTCAATGGTCAATGGTCATTAGTCAAAGTTCTTTAATCTTTAATCTTTAATCTTAATTCTTAATTCTTTTTTCTTTTTTCTGCGCTCTCTGTGCCCTCTGTGGTTAAAACTTCTCACTTTCATGCCTGAAGCAAAAATCGAATTCCAATTGCCTTTCATGTCTGCGGCGGTGCAGTTCCCGGCGGATGAGCGGCCACTCTGCCCGGCAGTGGCAGGCAGAGCAGAGCGTTATCAGGTTATCCGGATGATTATTCAGGGTATTGCGGTCTTTATGGTGCACGCCCAACGTCTGGGGCTTGCCCCGGTCATCCTCAACCCGGCGAATATTCGGTGCAAACTGCAGACCGCACTCCTGGCACTGCCAGCCATCCCGCTCTTTTACCTGCCAGGCAATCTCCTTCCAGTTCGGCGGATAATGCTCTTTCGTCTTCCTCGGCATATTTACTCCTGAATTAAACCACTGATTTCACTGATTTTCACTGATTTCATTATATTCATCCATGAATTTTTTTACATTTTCAAAATTATTCCTTATCCAATAATTAGTTTGTGGATAAGAACAAAATTTTTTGTCTGATTTTTGCATGCTACCTATTAGCATCTTTTCTTCATCATCAAGAATTAACATAATAGGTTGTTTTGACGAATCATATATTTTGTTACCAATTTTTACTTTCATTTTTATCCTCCTTTAATCTTTAATCTTCTCTCTGCGCCCTCTGTGTCTCTGTGGTTTATTTCTCCCCACCACCGGAGAAAAATTTCTTTTCCCGATTATTCATCCAGTTCACCACAAATTTGCGGTAGTTCTTTTTCACGCGTCTGGGGTCTGCCTTCAGCCAGGCATACATCTTATTCAGTTCCTTGCGTAGCTCCTGCTCGCCATAGGTGCGGATCAGCAGATCCACGAAAGTATGATCGAACGGCGGCTGGCTCTTGCCGAAGAATTCATTTTCATTCAACTGATTTAATAGCTTCTCCACCCGCTGGAAGAACTCAAGCTGCCGCTCCCGCCGCTTCCGATCCATTAAAAGAATAATGCTATCCCGACTCATTGCCTTGCCTTTGTTTTAAAAGAAACCACAGATTAACACAGATTTTCACTGATTTTTCCTCTCGCAAAGACGCGAAGAATCGCAAAGCACGCAAAGTTTTAAAATGATTAGATCCCATCGCTGCAATCCCAATTCCCAAAAAGAGACAAGATTAAAAGAATAACTATTATTATTATAAACCATATCATTTTTTAACTTCCTCTGCTTCAAAAGTTAATGAATCTCTTTTTATTTTGGCTGTTTGTGGATTATATCCGTATTTTTTACCGAGTTCTTCCATATAATCTTTAACACTTTTCCAGGCATGAGCAGAAATATCAACTCCACCAACTATCATTACTGGTGTGCTTGTCGCTTCATCATATAATTTTAACAATTTTTTATGTTCTTCTTCTGTAATAGTAAAGTTTTTCATTTTATTTCCCCTTTAATCTTTAATCTTTAATCTTTAATCTTTTTTCTTTCTCTGCGTTCTCTGTGTCCTCTGTGGTTAAATTTTTAATCCGCAAAAACCTGTGGTTTTTCTTTCTTCCTAAACAGCCGTTTAATGATGTTTGAATGGATATCCACACCCCTTTTAGACGGTCTCCGATAGAACTTTGCCAGCTTCCCATTATTGCACTTGTTTAATTCCATGCGAGCGGACTTAATCTCGTCCGCCCGCCAGTTCGCCATTACCGGACCGTTGTAGATACAATTGCGTGTGCAGCCGTAGCACCGGGGACTCTTACTTAATGGCTCCTTCATGACACCCTCCTCGCACGGGTGCGCTTTAAGGGATCTTCGCTCTTACCCATAGCTCGCAGGGAGATATACATCACCAGCAGCGCCCGCCAGTAATTCCCGGTGGTAATGGTCTGCACAAATTGATTGCCGTTCTTCAGGGTGATGTAGTGCTTACCGTTTATAGAAATCATATTAATGGTCGTCATAATGCTCTCCTTCCATTATTGTCTTTGCTTCCAACATGGATTTACCAATCCGCTCCAATTCTTCCAGATTAAACACCACCGGGATACCCAGATCGATGCAGCGCTCCATTTCCACACGGGCGCCGGGGGAATATTTCCAGTTGGGCAGGAAGTAGGCAATGTCGCAGCGTTCTAACATGGTAATGCATCCGGAGATGAAGCCATCGTAAGGCACTTTGGTCTTAATCTCAAAATCGCGGGTGTTCAGGTGCGGACAGATCGCCGCATAGCCCATCTCCCAGATGAGCTGGGCAATGGCGCTGGCTAAATTGATATTGTTTTGCTTCAGGGATTCGTTCTCCGCCGAATACGGACCGGCAACATACACAAGAATGGTTCGTCTATCCATATTACACCTCCCCCGCAACGGCTTCCTGCGGCGCTTTCTGGGTGATCTCTTCCTCTTTCACTTCATACCAGAATTTCTCTTCCACCACCCGTTTGGCATCGGCTTGTTTTAGGATTTCATCCGGATACTGGGATAGCACTTCTTTGTTGGGGCTTTCCTTTATAATAATCGCATCCAACAGCCCCATCTCCTTCAACTTCTCAACAGTGGTCTTTTTCACAGAAATCTTGGTAGATTTGCGATAGCCGATAAATCCGAAGGTCAGCTCTACCGTCTTCTTTTTATCGAACAGTTCCGATTTGTGATATTCGGAAAAGGCAAAAATCCCATTTTCCAGCTTTTCAATCTCTGCTTTAAGGGGCTCGGCTTCTTTAGCCGCCTTCTCCCGGATGGCATTGATCTGTTCTTCGGCTTCAGCATCGATGCGTTTCAATTTGGTGCGCATCTGGGCAATTTTAAACAGCGCATCGTCCACCTGATTTAAATTCTTTAGTGGCACAATATTCTGGGGTTTAACCCGCTTGCTTTTCGCCATGATCTTCTCCTTTATGATTTAAATTGTCGATATACTTGGGGCACTTCACATGCAGATAACACCTGCTGTGAAAGCACCGATTAATTGATTTAGTGGGAATCATGCAGGGCAGATATTTACTATTTCTAGGCTTTTCTGATTTGTACAATGATAACTGGTAATTTCTCTTCGTTGTAGAATTTTTTTCTCTTAAATAGTAAATAATTGCGCCAGTGGATACGCCTTCTTTTTCAGCCAACTCCTTAATCTTTACACCATTCCGGATCTGATTGCGCCATTCGTCTAATTTTTCCGGAGTCATTTTTAGTTTACTGCGAAAGTCCGCAAAATATAAACCTTCCTGCCAGGCTTTTTGACGAACTGATGTACTGGTTCTTCCTATTATCTTTGCCGTTTCTTTACAGCTCTTACCCTGCTTAATACATTTTAACATTATTTGAAATTCTTCTTTTGTCCATCTTCGTCTATCCATGACAATCTCCTTTAATTCCCTAATAATAATGAATAGGCTTGCTTCAGATAGCTCTCATCAAACTCCTTCCGTTCGGCGCGGGCGAGCATCTCGGCTCGGTCTAATATCTTGGTCAGCATTCGCAGCTCGCCGGAGCCACCGATCCATTCCTGCAGCTTTTTAATCGCCGGGGTGCTCAACTCAATTCCCCGCAGTTGGGCAATCTTGCGCACGTCATCTGTGGTGGGCTTCAGCACATGCCGTTTGAAACCCACCCGGCTGTATAGCTGCGCCAGATTCTCTCGCAGACTTTCGCCACGGGTCATGATTTTGATGATCCGCTCCAGCCCGATGAGTACCATCCCGCAGTTGCCGTCATCGTAGATGGCTCGCAGCATTTCCAGCTGACGAATCCGCAACAGATCAGCCTCATCAATAATGATCAGGCGGTTGCGCATGCGCAGCGTCTTCATTATCTGTTCCAGTTTGCCTCGCAGGGTGCCGACGGACACCGGCTCGTCTAATGCCTTCAGGATTTGATTTAGCAACTCGCTCATGGTCAGAGAGACATCCATTTTTACATAAACCGCATGGTCCGGATTGGTATCGGCGTAATACAACACGCACTCCGTCTTGCCGATTCCGGCGTTGCCATAGATGACCGCCAGTTCCCGGTATTCCCACGCCAGCTGGCAGACCATCTGAATGGCGTTAAAGCTGCTGGTCTCTGCCAGCGAATGTCGTTTTTCATATCC